CGCATTGCGACGATTGCGAATGAGTTACTTACTATCTGACCTTTGCGAGCTTGGCACGGTGCTAAGCGTGGTCGGTGTGGTTCTTTGGTTTTTAATGGGAGGTGAGTAGGATGAACATCCTGAAAGTGTTTGATGACTTCCGCCAGTTGAGCAGAGAGGATCAGAGAAAAATAGTTGAGTGGTTTAACTCGACTTTAGGAGCTTCTGGTGTTTTTCATGAAGCCCGCACGGTTGAATCCTCGACCGCTCGAAAGGTGAGGTTTGCTCCTCGAAAGTTTACCGAAGAGCAACTTGATTACATCGACTATTGGCTACACGACGGAAAGCAGGGATGCAAGATCGCTGAGTCATGCGATGCGAGGTGGCCTAACGAACGAAGTTACGATGCTTGGTTGACAACTGTCAACAAGCGAAAGCGAGATATGAAAGAGAAGGTGCAAGCGTGAACTGGTGCTTTTGGATCAAGATCACTTCCGACGAAGGGCAAGCGATGGCATTCCGTCGCTTCCCGCAAACGCACGCTAGGGAACTTTGCGATGCGGCATTAAACAAAGAGTTTGAGAGCATGCGTGACGCTGGTTTTAAGGTTGATTGGTCGGCAATCGATCCTGGCGGAATGCAAGAAATCTACGACATGAACACCGAACAGTTCAAAGCGTTTGGTGAGGAGGTAAGGCTATGAAGATCAACAAGGGCAAGCAATCCAGATCACGAAGGATGCTCATCTACGGCGAGCCGGGTGTAGGCAAGTCAACGCTGGCCAGTCAGTTTCCGCATCCGTTGTTTCTGAACATGGAAGACGGCATCGGAGATATTGAGTGCGATTCGACGGACGTAATCCGCAGCTACAAAGAGTTCCAGCAACTACTAGCGTTGGAACTGCCGCAAACGGACTACGCTACAATCGTTATTGATACGGTCGATTGGTTAGAGAAGTTATTGATGCTCGAAGTCGCATCGGCACACGGCAAAAAGACCATCGAGGACATCGGATTCGGCAAGGGGTATCAGTCCCTGGCGAAAGCATGGCAAGACGTTTTTGCAGGTCTTACCTACCTTTGGAAACAAGGCCGAAACATCGTGCTAACTTGCCATGAGACTATTGACAAGTTCGCCGATCCAGAGGGAGACGGCTACAACTACTACCGACCTGCTTTGCATCGCGTCGGCTCGGCTTGTGTGAGCGAATGGTGTGACGAGGTGCTATTCTGCAAACATCGTCGCATCGCACGCAAAGCGGACGAAGGGAAGCGAACAGTAGCAGCGAAGGGGGATCGAGTGATTGTATGTAACAACATGCAAAGCATCGAAGCGAAAAACCGCCTCGGCATGCCGGATGAGATCCCGATGGAGATCGCATCCTTTTACCCATACCTAACGAAAAACGAGATCAAGACAAGCGGCAGCGTAGCCGCATCGGTGGTTGATCCGGCCAGTGAAATTCAGTTTGGAGAATAGCAGTGAATATCGATTTCGATTTAGACCAGTACGAAGCATCGCGTCCTGTTGGTGTATTGCCTGAAGGTAAGTACCAAGCGGTAATTACGACGACGACCGAGAAGACTAGCAAGTCAGGCTCTCGTTACGTCGAGTTAGAATTGGAGGTGATTGCAGGCGATTACCAAGGGCGTAAGCTTTGGGACAATCTCAACCTGTGGCATCCTAACGACAAGCCCCGCGACATTGCACGTAGCACGCTTAAAGCGATCTGCGAAGCGATTGGCCGCAAGGTGTCCGACACTTCGCAACTCTGCAACTATCCATTGCTATTGAGCGTTGGCGTCGAGGATAACACTTACAACGGCACAACGTCGCAGGTCAATCGCGTCAAAGGCTACGCTAAGTTAGAGCGAAGCGTACCGCAACAATCGCAAGCACCAGTTGCGCAACCTCGACAGGATGGGCAAGGGCGGCCTTGGTAGAGTAACCGCGAAAGCGGCGAGGATCGTTCGTCTAATTGGCAAGACAGCGGACGCGCTGAATGCAGGTTCGAGCCCTGCCCGATCCTTTGGAGGAAGCAAGATGCGTTTAGTTTTATTGGTGGCTTGTTTGGCAGGATGCCAAGCAAAGCCGGTTCGTTATGAGTTAATGGAGGTTAAGTATGAGAGTAGACTACCAAGGGAAGGTCAGCGAAATAACGCGACTTGCTTCGTTAATGGAGCGAAGGATTGCAAATCTGGAACACGCATTGCGGAAGATTATCACGCACGCGGAAGAGATTGAAGGCAATCAGGCGGACGCATTAATAGATATTGCGTCTGACGCGTTGGGGCACATTGGCATTTATCAAGGTTAATGGAGGTAGGTTATGAGAGTTACAGTTCAAAGAGTCCCGTTTCTAAAGTCGCTAGAAATCGCGGCATCGATTATAGGCACCAAGCCACAAAGCGAAGTGTTGCGATACGTCAAGTTTACTTGCGAGGGTGCAAAGAACATGCAGGCGACCGACAATGAATTATCAATCGTCTGCAATGTTGCCGATGCGGTTCAATATGTGTCGAGTCCCGGCAAAGCGTTATTGCTCCCCTCGAAGGTGATACCGATACTCAAGGATTGCGGAGGGGAGTCAGTCGATATCGAGGTTGACAACCAATTGCGGATTACAACGCAATCGGGCGGGTTTACCTTGTCGATGCCCAATCCTGACGAATTCCCATCCGTCAAGATCGACGCGGCAGAAGGAGCGGCAGGTGTACCGGGCGTTGCGTTAGCGGATGCGATCCGCCAGACGATCTACGCAACAGATTTGACATCGACACGCTATCAACTCGGCGGAGTGCTATTCGACATTGGCGAGCGGCTTACATGCGTTGCAACTGACGGTAGGCGGCTTGCAGTCTCATCCTGCCAGATTGCAGGTGAGGTTGCATCGGTCAGCGGTATCGTGCCTATTCGTATCTTGCAAGCCGTTTCGCGTATCATCGCAGTCGAGGGTTGCGGCGTTGACGTTTGGATCAACAGAGATTCAGTCTCTTTCAGTTGCGGTGACATGTCAATAAAAACGCAACTTACGGAAGGAAAGTATCCTGATTGGCGAAAAGTCATACCGGATACGGATTCATATTCGACGCTCAAGTGCGACGCCGAAAAGTTTTTGGCTGTTGTTCGTCAAGCGTCTATTGCTAACGCCGAACACAACAAAGGTATGGATTTAATCATCGGTAGCGGCGAATTGACCGCAACTGCAAAGACTGCCGAGGTTGGAGCATCTAGCGTTGTGATGGGATGCGAGGCGGACACGGCGGCAAAGTTAACCGTCGATCACACGTACCTTGCCGACTTTCTGCGAAGTCTTGGCAAGGAGCAAACGGTTGAAGTTAAGTACAAGCAATCAGGCGATCCGGTTGTATTGACATCTGGGGACGTTGTAGGAGTTATCATGCCGATGGCGAGGAATTAAAAATGGACAAGATCAGCAAAGACAAGCAGTACACGACGCGGGAGGGTTCAGAAGTTCGCATCTACGCGACGGAAGAAGTTGGATTATATCCGATTCACGGTGCGATTAAGCGTAGCGAAGGGTGGATTAGTGCATCGTGGGGAAGCAGTGGATACGTTGTGAGCCCATGCCGAGAGATGCCTGACGACCTCATCGAAGTAAAGCCGCGAATGAAATTCGAGCGATGGTATGTTATTAATCGCAACGGTGACTACTCGATTTGGCAAAGCAAGCCTGATGCATCGTCACTACTAGACACTTTTGCAATCAAGCAAGTCGTATTTGAAGTCGAGGAAGGCGAGGGACTCGATGCGGTGTAGATGCTGCGAAAAGATTCTGTCGCCATCCTACATCAAGAGCGGTGACAAGCACTGCAGTGCATGCTCTAGGGCAATCGCTGCGGGGTCAAGTTATTCCGAGGTTGTTTCAGAGATGGTCGAGATAGCCAAAGATCGAGGTGTTATACTTCGGCTCGAACGCTTGGCAGACAGGCACCGAAATGAAGAGATGCTAGGCATGAGCACAAACCGTGCGGATGCACTGAAAAAGGTACGCGACGGCATCCGGCCAATGCGACAACGATTGAACAACGAAGGCGAGTATCAGTATGCGAAATGGTGGTGTTCAACATGCAACATTCCGCTAACCAAGATCCT